TTTCTTCCTTAATGGGTGATCTAAAGCAATCTCTGAGTTAGTCCATCTTGTACGTTTACCTTCGTCTGGATTGACATGCTCAGGCCAGTACCTTTGGTAAGTGTCAGAGGTTAGGATACCCTTGATAAACCCTAGTTGTTTCTCAGCTAAGTTAGCTGTAGCTGATATGTATAGTATACGCAAAGTTGGGTTCTTTGTCAACTCCCAAGCTACACGATAAGCAATTAATCTTGACTTGCCGTGGTCACGTGGGAAGAGAAGTAGTTGGTGAGACTTGTGATCTTCTCTTGTCCACCAGTTACAGACATCCTCGTGACACTGCCCTAGTACTTGCTCAGGTGCTACTAGCTTGATGAATGTGACTAGGTCACTCTCAGCAGCCTGTCTGATTTGCTCTAGGGTTGCCATTCAATTAGTCAGCCTCCTGAATGGTTAGTGTGCCAGCCTCAACCTGACGCAGTATCTCTGCGTAGTGGCGGTTGGCTGGGTCTAGGGGGACGAAGAGTTCTTGTCCGTCTATTGTGGCACGGATTAAAGAGTTTGCGCCCTCAATATCAGTGACGTAATTCGCTGCGGTTATAGTCAGATTATCCATGGTTATAACTCCGCATCTGCTGTAATTGCATATCTGTATAACTGATTTGCAGCACTAGTGTCTGTTATTTGTACGTGAAATTTATTCGTTCCACCTATAGTAAGAGATGATGAACCGATGCCGTTAGGCCAAGCATAAAGCCCATTAACTGTTGCGGTAGGAACTGCTCTTTTTTCAACAAAACTTATACCATCAAGATATCGCCATCCTGCATAGTAACTGTCTGTTTCTGCTGTATAGGCTTCTAAATATTCATAATAACGCTTGCATCTCGCCAGTTCATCCCCGTATGACCGATGCTCGAAGGGGGTGGCTGTGTCGCCTACTTCTAGTTGGACGCCTGTGATTTGCCATTCGTTGCTAGTGCTTCCAGCTATATTTACGCCGTGTCCGTCAGCTAGTGAAGTGTACGACGCATTAGTTACCCAAGTATCTGGTGTTCCTGACCCTTTCAAACTTGCGGGTGCAGCAAGCCACCAAGACAAGGTTAAACCAACTCCGTTTCCACTGTTTAAAGAGGAACTTGTATCCCCCACAATACTTATTGTTTTGTATTCCCAAGTATTAGCGGCATTTATGGTGTATGTTGTGTTGAAGTAGCGACCAGATGTAGTCGTCTCAATAGAAAATGCATAAGTTCCAGTGACGTTTGACTTAACCCAAAAAGATAAAGTCGTCTGCACTGCATCACTAGTATTATAATTTAAGTGAGAAACATTGTATCCTTCAACAGTGTGCATAAGCCTTAATTGATTTGGGGACGCTTGTGCTGTTGTGCAATCTATCTTGTAACTGTTGGAAAAGCCTATAGGGGCGTTCGTAGATTGAGTGATAGTATGAGTGCCAGACGCCCCAGTACTAATTTTGGTTTTCATTCTGTCGATAGCATAATAGCCATCAGTGGTAGCACCCGTAAAACTAGTCCCACGCTGTGCCACCTGCATAGCACCATTGATAATCAGGTTACGATTTGACAAGGCACCATCGCTTGCACCGACAGTATCCAGTCTGCTTGTTACTGCACCTAAGTCTGCTAAGTCACGTGCCTTGCTCATTCTTCACCCCTTACGGTTTTGTAGGCCATGTTACATCGTCAAGTGATGTAGCATTGTCTGTAATGTCACGTAGTGCCTGACGATATGCTGTCTGCTCTGCGGTCATGGTTAGGTCTGATGATGCCCACCAGTCAGTCTCAGCAATACGACGATTACGTTCTTCACGTAGTAGACGCATAGGTTCTGCTGCTACTAGCTCGTCTTTCTTAGCAGAGACAGATGCCCATGTGACATCGTGGTCTGTGCTTTCGATTGCTGTGCCATTGGCATCTGCGCCAGTGACCTTGCGGAACATCTCGTTGAACTCCGCTTCTGTTGTTGGTTCACCACGGAGTACCCACTCTGTGATGCCTAGTTCGCTAAGTGCTGTTGCTATTGTTGTCATTGCTGTTTCTCCGTTTATGCGCCACCGATTGTCGTGACAGTCGTTCCAGATGTTGAGGTTGAGTTAAGTTTAATAGCACTTAGAGTTGGCCTGCCGTTGCTATCATTTACTATTGAGTTTGTTGAGGTAGAAACCGTTGGATACGCTTGTATGGTAATGTTGCTGCCATAAGTTAATCCAGTCGGCATATCTAAAATCCAAGACGCAGCAACGTGTATATTGTTAAAGCTACTTGGCGTGCCGATTAATTCAGCAAGCATTCTTGTTGCCGTGTCAGCTGAGGAACTGTCACCCGCCGTTACCTCGTTGCTACTCGCATCAATTAACCTAGCCCTAATAAACCCGCTAGCATTCGTTTTAAGTCTTAAGTCAGTTCTCACCATCCATATCCCTGATGTCGGAATAGAGATAGAACCTAGAGTTTGATATGTGTTTGCCGTTCCGAATGTAATATTAGGTAGCTCTGCAACCACGGCTTTAGTTTCATCAAATTTAAGGTTGCCAGTGCTATCAATAGTCAGCCCACCGACACCCGCCGCATTCTGGATTTGATCGACTTTGATTATGCTGGTCATTGTGCGATCTCCATTAGGGTTATGGTTGAAACTTTATAGTCGTCGTTAATACGAACCTGAGTTCCACTTTGTATGTACATACCAAATGTGTATGTTTGAGCCGAAGTTGAAGCGGGGCTATCTAAAGCCGTTAGACAAATATTACCGCCCCACAAAAGTGTACCACCACCACTTAGGCCCGCATCCATTCGATTGGCTGAAGTATAAATATCAGACCCAGACGTCACGTTTCTAATTCTATATCGAGGTAAAACATTAGTGGAAGAACTATTAAAAAAGTGAACCGCAGGAGCGCATAAAACGTATATTTTACTAGAGGTGCTAGTAGGAGTAATAGACAGGCTCAAACTTGTGTCAAAATAAGAACTACTATTAGTCGTTGTTTCGGTGGCAGAAAATTGCGTTTGCAAAACCTGCACCACATGCCCTGCCGCCATGACACGGCTACCCAAGTTAGGCTGGAGATTATCAACGTAGAGTGTACTCATCCTGCAATCTCCATAAGTAAAATTCTAAGGCTGCTTCGTGTTACCCAATTGCCATTTGCAGACGAGTCAGCACGACCATAGTGCATGTTTTGCCCTTCTGACGCAAAAGCCTGTAAAGAATACGTCACGGCTGAAGTCGTGGAAGGTTCGTCGATAACTGTCCATGATGTAGAAACAGTTTCATAACTCCCCGCAGGAATATAAACATTAGCGTTAGCATTAGTTTGAAGACCTGTGCCAGCTGTACTAACTTGTACTGGACCTGTTGCGCTAGAGTAGGTTCTAACCGCACTTTCTAATGCACCTGTAGTTGGGTTCCCGAAAGTTCCATCACACGTTACAATTATTTTATTATTAATTGATTTAGGTGTAATTGTAGCGTTCACGATTGTCGTCCACGTGTTTCCGCTTATCGTTCCTGCGTTTTGCTGCGCTGCGTTCACCACCTGAACAACAGCACCAGCACTCGGCACCAACGTCCCGCCAGATGCATCCAACGTCTGACCCGCTGGCAGAATAACCGTATTCGGGTTCGATCCTCCCGCTGGGCCTTTTAGGTTTTGTACTATTAGTTCGCTTGCCATCTATACCACCGTTAGGTTCCCGTTGACCGTCAGGGTCACACCACTAGCAATCGTCAAGGGGCCAGTTGCTGCGGCATTCTCTGCTGCGTCAATCGTTACATTCTCGTTTAGTGTCTGTTCGTTGACACGGAAGATGTCACCAGCCTGTGCTGCTGGGCCAGCCGTACCACGGTTCCCTTTGAAACGACCCCCACCAGAAGCTACTGTAAGTTCTGCTGCTGTGTAAAGAACAATGTCTACAATGTCGTTAAGGGCAGCACCTGTCGTTAAGACAACATCACTGCCGTTCGTTGCTGTATAGTCCGTACCGTCTACCAGCTTGATGCCGTTCATGTATACATCTAGGTAACCTGCCGCATACCCAGCTGTATTGAACGTCGTCTGACCAGCTGTGCAGTCAAACGTCTGCCTTGTCTGCGTGGCCTGTGGGACTGGTATGTTACCGATGTATCCTGACATGTTACAGGGCTCCTATAATGAATGCTAACAGCTCAGGGTAGCGAACACCAAGGCGTGTACGTTCTGTCGCTCCCTCTGGGGCTTCCTCCGCTGTCTCATAAGTGTTGACACGGGTCTGCTCTACACCGTCATCATCTGTGTAGGTTTCCGTTGCTTCCCACCAAGTGCTAGATATGAACATTGCATAACGTGATGCATCCAATCCTTCAGCGGTAAATGCTGCCTGTAAGTCTTGAGCAATGATGCCTACGTGAATACGAGCATCGTCACCCTTTTCCTGTACTGCATCAATCCAACGATACTTTCTAATCAAGCCTTTTGCTGCTACTGCTACACGCTTTTCAGCTTCATCAAGTTCTGCAACGTCTTGCTTCTCATTGCGATCTGATGTTTGGATTGTGCCGTTGGTGGCGTAAATGTCGTCCCAACGATTAGTATTTATTCCTAAATCGTTAGTATTATCCGATATAGACCAAAAATTAGTATTATTCCAACCGTATTTTTCAGTTCCCGAACATGAAAGACGACCTGAGTTGTCTGCAGTATTTATTGCAATATTATTGCTGCCTGTTCTGGAGACAATACTCCCCACAGTGGAGCCGTCTTTGCGGAATACTGCAATGTCACCATCGTTACCAAGGCGATTTACCCAAAGACCTGCATTTTGTGGTTCAGCAATAAGAACACGACCTGAACTACGAACATTAAACCCGCTATTAGATGTTCCAGAGTTATTCGCAACATTGTCATCAGTAGTCCCCACCAGCAAGTTACCGCTGCTGTCTAGCGTCATAGCAGTAGACGTAGCATTATCGTCAATGCCTAACGAGGTAAACGCACCACTCGCTGTCAGTGTACCAGTATGCTCAACATTCCCAGCAAACGTGCCACCGTTAGCAGCACTTACAGTGTCACTCGTCTGGAACGTGGCGTAGCTGATGACAACAACCTCGTCGCCATTCTGTGCCGCATTTGTCAGGGTAATCGTAGAACCATCCGTGGCGGTGTAGTCCGTGCCATCGACCAAGCGAATACCGTTGTGATATACGTGAACCTTAGTCGGCGTGTAGGCCAAGCCTGTCAGGGATGTCGTTGTCGTCGTGATTGCGTAGGTCTGCTTGCGTTCAGCACCGCTACTTACAACACTTGCTCTTGCTCCGATATATCCTGCCATCAGTCAGCTTCCTGTATTGTGTTGCCCTCTGCGACCCACTCAAGAATGGCTTGGTAGTGGCGGTTGGATGAGTCGAGGGGGACGTATAGAGTCTCGTCGTCTATAGATGCCTTGATGCCCCCGTTGCCTTCATCATACATGTTTCTTATATATTGCGCCGATGTAATGTTCATTTTTATAACTCCGCATCAAAAGCTAAGTACGCAGTGGTATCGTTTGCATCACCTAACGCATAAGCATCGCCAGTTGTTAAACCACTTGTTGTAGCTACAATACTAAAACTATTAGAAGCTGAACGTCCCTGAGAAAGAGTGGGACTATTAAAACATGACCCCGAACAAATTCTCCAATTACCAGAAGAGGTAAAAGTTGGAGCGGCTCGTAATTTTTGCGGAAAGGTTATAGGGAAATTAGCATCTGTTGATTGATACGCATATCCTGTAACAAAAAAAGAATAAGCAGCTTCAGATTGCAATTTATAATAATACCTCTGACACCGTGCCAACTCATCGCCATAGCTGCGGTGTTCAAATTCCGTTGCGGTGTCCCCGACTTCTAGCTGTACGCCTGTGATTTGCCAGTAGTTGGAGGTGCTGTCTGCTAGATTGACTTGTGAAGGGGCTTCGTTAGCCGCTAAATAAGAACCCCAATTTTGATTAGACCCGCTTGTAAAAGTAGAACCAGCCGCAAGCCACCAACTAAGTAAAATACCTAAAGTATTTCCACCAGTCATTGCTACGCTAGTATCACCATCAAAGGTAATAGTTTTATACTCCCAAGTTCCGGCAGAATTGATCGTATATTGTTTACTCGCCATGCGAGTGCTATCCACAACACGATACGCACGTAAGTTGTAAGTTCCTGTTTTATTGGACTTAACCCAAAAAGACACTGTAAAGGCTTTTGCGTCAGACGTTCCGTATTTGAAATGTTCAGTGTCCTGAGCCTCTAACTTTTGTTCAATTTGAAAATAATCTCCAGCGGCTGGAGAGGCGTCTGCTATGGTAGGAACAAGTTTAAAGCTGTTTTTTAAACCATCTGGAGCATCAGAGTCTTGGCTTGCAGTCCAAGTTCCCAAGGAACCTGTTGCGACATTCCATCTATCGCAAGCATAATAACCACTCGTTGTAATGCCAGTTGTGCTAGTCCCCCTCTGCGCAACAGTCATCGCCCCATTAATTATGAGGTTCCTGTTAGACAGAGCACCTGTATCTGCAACCCGTGCTAGTGCTGCTAGTTCTGACTGTCTGGACATTATGTCTGCTCCAATACACTCAACAATGCGTCTGTACTCAAGCCAGCACTTGAGGTAACTACAACTGTGTTGTCCTCTTCTAGGATTACCTTACCGTCTAACACAGACAAAGATGAACCAGCTGGGATAGGGGCATCCTTAACTACGTAGACACCAGCTGCCTGTAGGCTAACTGTGATCTGACTAGTAGAGGTGTTAGCTAGGTTACATCCGATAAGGATAGATGTTGTGTTCAGAGGAACTCTGTAGACCTCAACATCTGTTGTCCCTATCGAACTACTAGTATAGTTTTTGAATGTGTTAGCCATCAGTAATTACCTTATGCTACGTCGTCAAGCAATGCAGCTACGATGCACTCAACGTTACCTGTGCTTGAGATAGCATTGATGTCAGCTACAGTTGCGTTAGGTACTTGGATTGCTAGAGACTGGTTAGGGCCGACAAGGATACCATCACCGATAGATGATGTTACCGTGTCACCGTCTAGGACAATGTAGATTGACTCCGCTGAGTCGTTGTTCTTAACGAACAAGAACTTTACCAAGTCAGCTGCATCTACAGTGTCAGGTGCTGTTGCTGAGTCAACTGCTGTATAGTCTGTGTATGAACCAGCGATTAGGTTCTGACTTGTGTTAGGAACTACTGTTAGTTTGTAGTACCACTTATCGTCAGCATCAGCTGGGGCAACTGTTGTTGTTGCTGAAATTGATTTAGCTATCTCGTCTGGTAGGACTGTAGCTTGCATGATTACTGTTGCATCATCTGCCATTTTCTTCTATCCCTCTTTATCCTAAGGCTATTGCTAGAGCTACTGCGTTACCAGCAGGTTCGTATTGTGTCCCGTCAACTGATGCGTTGACAAAGACAGTTCCATTGTAGACTTTCATTAAGCCATCTGTTGAATTGTAGTAGAAGTCACCAGCTGTTAACGGATCACCGTTCAGGTCAGTTGTCGGGTCTGTAGCTGATGCACCGATATAGAATGACTCGATGTTGTCTAGGCTTGCCTGAGCAGCTGTAGCTGAGGCTACTGCTAGTTCCGCATAGTACTTAGCTGAGTAGTTAGTCCCGTCTACAGTATCAGCTGTATAGGTAGCCCAGTCCTTAGCTGAACCTGCTGTACCACGAGTCTGTGTACCTATAGCCCACTCTTTAGCTGAATAGTCAGAGGCATCTACAGTATCTGCTGTGTAGGTAGCCCAGTCACGTGAGGAACCTGAGGTACCTCGTGTCTGAGTACCGATGGCCCACTCCTTAGCTGAGTAGTCAGAGGTATCTACCGTGTCTGTTGTCTTGGTAGCCCATTCCTTAGAGGCACCTGCACTTGATGTATCTGTGACACCATCACCGCCGATAGCCCAAGCCTTAGAGGAGTACCCTTCGGTAGCTACAGCCTCACCGTCGATCTTCTGCGCCCAGTTCTCAGACTCGTCAGCTGCATCCTCAGCACGGTTGATGTGGGTGTTCAAAGCAACGATGTCTAGGGTGTTACCTTGGTTGTCCGTCAGGTTACCAATGTTAATGATGTCCTGACCATTGATGTCTAGGTCTGCGTTCAGGCTGTTAGGTGTACTCCCGTCTAATGACAGAGTATTACTAAAAGCATTCTTCAGGGCTGTGAAGTTATCATTCAACGTAGTCGTTGACGCATACCCTGAGTTAATTGATGTGATGGTAGGTGTCTTAGCCATTACTGTAACTTAATCCCCAGTCTCTGGGCATCCTCTGACAAAAGAGATAGTGCCTCTTTGTTTTGTTCCTCTTGCTCTTTTGCGGCAAGTTTCTTTTTAGCCTGTGATGCGTTGTCCTTGTCTAGCCAGCCCTTCTCCAATAGAAGTTTAGCTGCACTGAAA